CTAGACTAGAGAACGCAGGTGTATCAGGATATAACAAACCTAAAAAAACGCCTAGTCATCCCACTAAAAGCCATGTTGTTGTTGCCAAAGAGGGTGATAAGGTAAAGACCATTCGTTTTGGACAACAAGGGGTGTCAGGTGCTGGGTCTAATCCTACCACTGCTGCTGATAAAGCTAGACAAAAATCCTTTAAGGCTCGTCATGCAGACAACATTGCTAAGGGTAAGATGAGTGCGGCTTGGTGGAGCAATAAAATTAAATGGTGAGTGTTGTTAAATTAGATGATGGTAGATATGCTAAACCTTGTCCTCAATGTAATGAACAACAAACATATTTAAGAAAAAATTATGCTGAGGAAAGTTTTAAATTAGGCAAACTATGTAAATCCTGTTCAAATAAAATTACAGATAATTGCCATAGAGGTTTTTATGAAGAAATAAGAACTTCATGGTTAACAAAATGTAAAATAGGAGCAGAGTTTAGAAATTTAAAATGGGAATTATCTGAAGAATATATTTGGCAACTATATTTATCACAAGATAAAAAATGCTCTTTAACTGATAAAAGTATTGGTTGGTCTAAAGAAGGTCCAATACACACAGCATCAATAGATAGAATAGATAGTTCAGAAGGTTATATAATTGGCAATGTACAATTAGTTCATAAAGATATTAATTTTATGAAACAACAATACTCTCAAGAATATTTTATAGAAATGTGTAAACTTGTAGCTGACAAGGTAAAGTGGTAAGAAATAGGTTGACAAATTATACCTATTGTGATATAATTGTATTATAATTAAAGGATTTTAAATTGACATACTTAGAATGTGTAAATAAAGTTTTAAGACGACTTCGTGAAAACGAGGTTACAACTGTCAATGAAACCCCTTACTCCAAACTTATTGGTGATTTAGTCAATGTTGTTAAGACAGAGATAGAAGATTCTTGGACTTGGTCTGCTCTCCGCACATCAATCCCTGTAACTACTTCTAATAGTGTATATAATTATACCCTAACTGGTTCAGGCACTAAGCTTAAAGTGCTTGATGTAACTAATGATACAGAAGAATGGTTTATTGAAAACCAAACTAGTCATTGGTTTACTGAGCAATTTTTAGTAAATAATGTACAAACAAGTGCACCAAGCTATTATAACTTTAATGGTGTAGATAGCAATGGTGACACTAAGGTAGATTTCTATCCTATACCTGATGGTGTATATAATATCACTGTCAAGTGTGTAATCCCTCAAGCTGAATTAACAGCAGATTCTACTCGTATATTAATCCCTGCTAACCTTTTAGTAGAGGGTGCATTATCTCGTGCTATTAGTGAGCGTGGTGATGATGGTGGTTATATTGAGCAAGAGCAACGCTATCGTAGTTTAGCTGCAGACTTAATTGCTGTAGAAGCTGGTCACCGTTTTTCTGAAACTATTTGGATGCCTGTTTAATGGCAGGTCAATTAAAAGCTCTTAGCAATGCGGCACTTGGCTTTCTTGGGTTAAACACTCAAGAGAGTGGTGTTACGTTAGAGAGTGGTTATGCGACAAAAGCAATTAACTGCATCATTGATAAGTTTGGTCGTTTAGGTAGCCGTAGGGGCTGGACACCAGTTACAACAAACAATGGTTCATTAAGTGATACTGCTTATCTAGAATCTTTGTTTGAGTTTATAGATACAGACTTAACTCCTACTATCCTTTCTTGTGGTGGTGGTAAGATGTATAGTGGTTCAACTACTCTTACAGAACTCCCAGTTAAACAAGCAAACCAAACTTCAGATTTAACTATTACTTTTGTTGGTAATAGATGGCAATTCTCACAACTAGCAGAGGGTGCTGGTTTTGGTAATAGTATGTATGGGTTTGCTGCTCAAAAGAGTAATCCACTTCTTGTATATCGCAAAGCTAATCATACAGGTGCTTATATTTGGCAACGAGTAGGGGATTATGGTTCTAAACCTTCAGGTGTAACTAACTTTGACCCTGATTGCACTCACACTGCATTTGGTCGTCAATGGGTAGCAGGTGTAACAAGTGCTAAGACAACAATTTATTATAGTCAGTTATTAGATGGTGCTTTATTCTCAGGAACAGGTTCAGGCTTAATTGATATTGAATCTGTTGTTGGTAGTAGTGATGAGATTACAGGTATATCCTCACACAACAATTTCCTTATTATATTCTGTCGCAATAATATTGTTATATACAATTCACCTGAAGACCCAACTAATATTACTCTTGCAGATGTAATTACAGGTGTTGGATGTATTGCTCGTGACACGATACAACAAACAGGTACAGATTTAATATTCTTATCTAATAGCGGTTTGCGTAGCTTTAACCGAGTAACCCAAGACAAGAGTATGCCGATGCGTGACTTGTCTATGAATGTCCGTGATGACTTAGTTAATTATGTTGCAGGTGAATCTTTAACAGAAATTAAAAGTGTTTATTTTGAGAGGGATGCTTTCTACCTCCTTGTACTACCTTCATTACAACAATCCTTTTATTTTGACTTACGACAGTCATTAGATAATGGAGCAGCTCGTGTAACAACTTGGGCTGGATTTATACCTAAAGCTCTTTGTAAGACAAGGGATAGAAACCTATTATTAGGTATGGCTGGAGGTGTAGCTAAATACTTTGGATATACAGATAATGGTAGTTCCTATCGTTTAGAGTATTTTACTTCTAATATTGATGCTGGTGAACCATTCACTCTTAAATTCCTTAAGAAAGCAAGTATGGTACTTATTGCTTCAGGTAGTCAAGATGTTATTTTTAAATATGGTTTTGAATATAAGAATGTATACTCAAGTAGAACATATACAAAAAACTTTACTGGTGGTGATGCTGAGTATAATATCTCTGAATACAACATAGGTGAATATACATCAGGAACTGCTATTAATGATATTACAATGAACCTAGGTGGCTCAGGTAAAATATTACAATTTGGTGTAGAGATACCTATTGAAGGTGCTCCAGTTAGTTTACAACAACTAACAATCTATTTGAAAACAGGGAAGATGTTATAATGTCAAACTATGTAAAAGCAACAAACTTCCTTACAAAGGATGCTTTACTTACAGGTAACCCTGCTAAGATTATTAAGGGTTCTGAAATAGATGACGAGTATAATGCTATTGCTACTGCTATTGCTAGTAAAGCAGATACTACTTCTCCTACATTCACAGGGACCCCAATAGCTCCAACTGCTGCTGGAGGTACTAATACTACTCAACTAGCTACAACTGCTTTTGTAACAAATGCCTTACAAATAGTATATCCAGTAGGTTCAGTTTATACATCAACAGCTTCTACTAATCCAAACACTTTATTTGGTTTTGGTACATGGACTGCATTTGGAGCAGGTAGGGTTCTAGTAGGTAATGGAGGTAGTTTTACGGCAGGTGCTACAGGTGGTAGTGCTGATGCTGTTGTTGTAAGCCATACTCATGATATTACAGATGCAGGGCATACACATAATTATTTAAAAACAACTCGTCAACCTGCTAGTGGTCCATTAGAGAATGGTGGTGAGTGGGATGCTGTTCAATCTACAGTTGCTTCTGATTCTGCTACTACTGGTATTACTATTAATACTGCTGGTGTAAGTGGCACTAATGCTAACCTTCAACCATATGTTGTAGTATATATGTGGCAACGTACTGCCTAATTAAATACAAAGGTAAAATACAATGGCAAGTTACATAAAAGCTACAAACTTCTTTGCAAAGGATGCCTTGATTTCAGGCGACCCTGATAAGCTAATTAAAGGTAGTGAGATAGACACGGAGTTTAATTCTATTGCAACTGCTGTAAATAGTAAGGCTGATATTACATCCCCTACTTTTACTGGAATCCCTCTAGCTCCAACTGCCATTGCTGGAACTAGCACTGAGCAAATAGCAACTACTGAATTTGTACAAAATGTTGCTGGTGCTTTAGGTACAATGAGTTCACAAAATGCTAATGCTGTTGCTATTACAGGGGGCACTGTTGCTGCTACCTTCACTGGAAATCTTACTGGTAACGTAACAGGTAATGTAACGGGGAATGTTACAGGGTCTTCAGGTTCATGTACAGGAAATGCTGCAACTGCTTCAAGTGCTACTACAGCAACTTCATTAACTACAGCATCAGGTTCAGCTCCATCTTACTCTGCTCGTGCTTGGGTAAATTTTGATGGTTTTACTCAAACAACTCAAACAGGAACATATACACAATCAGGTACTTTAGTTACTGCAACTGTGACAGCTCATGGGTATACTGTTGGTCAAGTAGTTGGTTTTAATGCTACAAGTGGCACTGCTACAGATGGTTTTTATGCCATAGCAACAGTGCCAAATGCAAATACCTTTACTTACACTGCTCCAAATTCTCTATCTACTAGTGGTAATGTTTCTTTAAAAGAAGCCACTATTAGAGGAAGTTCTAATGTAAGCTCTGTAGTTTGTTTAGCTATGGGTACAGTTGGTTTTTTTGGTATTAATTTTACAACAGCAATGCCTAGTGCTAATTATGCTTGTTTAGGTACCTGTAGTGCTACATCAGGTGCAAATGGAGCTTCCGTTGTAGTTTATCGTAGTGGTGGTTTTATATATGCTCCTACAGCACAATACCAAATAGTATTTACAAGAACAGATGCTGGTGGTACGTTTGATGCTGAACACGTAAATATAGTTGTGTTTGCTTAAGTTTAAATTAAAAAGGTAAAATAATATGGGATTTTTTAGTGATGCGTGGGATGTTGTTAAAGGTGGGGCAAAAGTCTTTAGTGGCGATTTGTCAGGTGTTGGGGATATTGTTGGAGGATTAAGTGGTAAGGGTGGCGGTGGTGGTGGAGGGAGTTCTCCAACTGCTGCTGGATTTACTCCATATAGCATAACATCAGGTTTAGCTACTTCTAGAGTAGACCCAAATGCTAAAACAGCAACATATACCTTATCTCCTGAAATGCAAGCGTTCCGTGACCAGTATTACACTGGAGCAAGGGCAGCCCTCCCATCTGCCGAACAAACCGCTTATGGTCAGCAGGTATCAGACTATGGTCGAGGTTTATTTAGTCGAGCAACTGGTATGGATACAGGGGCAATGACACAAGATTATTATAATAGACAACAAGCATTATTAGAACCATCTCGTGCACAAGAATCAAGTCGTTTAAACGATTTACAATTTAGCCGTGGAACTCTTGGTCAGGGTGTAGGTATGGGTCAAGGGTATATAAACCCTCAACAATATGCTCAAGCAATGGCTCGTGAACAACAAAATGCTGCTCTTGCTTTAAGTGCTGAAGACCGTTCTCGTGCAATACAAGGTGAGGATTTACAACGTGCAGGTGCATTGTATGGCTTAGGTCAATCTTACCTAACTCAACCATATGAAACAGCTAATCAACTTATGGGTTATGGGGTTGGTATTGAGAATCTTGGTGCAAACACTATGGCTCAAGGTTTAAATACTGGTATTAGTGTTGGACAACTTGGTAATCAAACTGCTGCTACAAATGCAAATATTGCTCAACAAAATTATTTAAATAGTTTATATAACCAAAGAGCAGATACCGCTTCTTGGAATAGTGCTGCAAATGCTATAGGTAATATTAATTGGAGTGGTTTGTTTGGTGGAAACAATCCTGCTGCTGTTGGTGGTGTTGGTGCAAACCCTTACTATTCTCCAGTAAGTGGTGGAATGGTTATTTAAAGGATAAATTATGGCTGAAATCGTACAAGGGTTGTTTGGTGTTTCACCTGATATATTCAGAAAACAACAAGATGCTCAATTTCGTGCACAAGCACTAGCTGAAGCTCAATTAGACCCTAGACAAGGGATGGTTTATGATGCTGCTATTGGTGGTAGGCAATTTGGTAGGGCATTAGGTGGATTGTTGGGTGCAGAAGACCCAATGCTTGCTAGACAATCGGCAGAGAATCAATTGCTTCAACAAGTGCAATCCTCTTTGTCACCTGCTGATTTACAAGACCCATATAAATTAAGTGCTGCTGTATATCAAGCGGCTATGAGGGCTAATATGCCTGAGTTGGCTAATAATGCCTATCAGAATATGCAAGCAGCCCAAACTCAAGCTATTGCTCAAGGAAAAGATGTAGCTATAACCTCTAAGAATATTGCAGAGGCTAATAAAGCTTATAGAGAATCTTTGCCTAAAATAGTTCAATTATCTAATAGTTTAGAAATAGCTAAACAATCAGGTAATAAAACTTTAAGTGATAATATACAATCAGCTATTAATAAAGAAGTGGAATTAAATAAAACTTCAATTGAAAATCGCATGGTAGAATTAGCAGATAAACGAGCATTAGGCACTATGACTAAAGAAGAAGCTCAAGAGTTAGATTATTTGGATAATTTTAAAACTAGATTAGCTAAATCAGGTGGTACAACGCTTCAAGTAAATACACAAAAATCTATTGCTGCTGAAGCAGGTGCAATACTATCTGCAGAACTTCCTGCTGCAAATGCTTCTGCTGATGCTATTACTGCTGTAAGTGATATTAGAAAAGCCATTAGTTCAAACAAAGTGATTGTCGGTCCAGGAGCCTCTTTAAGGAAAACCTTATCTCAAGTTGCTCAAGTGTATGCTGGTGGTACTAATGATAAACAACTTGCTAATACTCGTTCTGCAATTCAAGGACTAGCAGACTTAGCCTTAACAGCCCGTGCTCGTCTTAAAGGCACTGGTGCTATATCTAACTACGAGCAACAAACTGTAGAAAAAGCAACAACAGGTAGTATTGATGATTTAACTATTCCTGAAATTCAAGTATTGACAGATGTAGTTGAGCGTAATGCAAAATCTACTTACAATGATTACACTCGTAAATTACAAAGTATTAAAGACCCTGATTTAGTTAATATATATTCTCCAAAAGCAATGCCTACAACAGGTGGTTCTTCTGTTGATTCACTTGTAAATAAATATAAAACTAAAAGGTAAGTAAAATGGCAACTATTCAAGAGATAGAAGATGCTTTAAGTAATGTAGATAAAGCTTTACAAGCGTCACCTAATGACCCTGTTTTGCTAAAAGAAGCTAATCAATTAGCGGATGCTATTGCAGAGATGTCAGGTCCACGAAATGCCATAGAATCTGCTCAACAAACTAAAGAACCCTATACCATTAGTCCTGAAGTAATTGCTTTAGGAACTTTAGCTGGTGCAGTGTTTGGTGGTGGTGAGGCTGTATTAGGTAAGGGTGCTTTAACTGCTGCTAATGCTGCTTGGAAAGCAATCAAAGGTGGGACATCAGGTGCAGCTTCAACCACTGCTGGTGAATTTGTAAGGGAAGCTACCAACAACTCACCTGAAGGTCAATTATGGGCTTTTGGGACAGAACTTGCTACAGGTGCAATTCCTACGCTTACTGGTGATTTAATAACTAGAACCCCTTTGTCAGGGCTTATTGCTTTGGGGTCTGCTGTAACAGGGGGTGGGGGTTATAGTAAGGCTAGAGGAGCAAAAACAATAGCAGTTGGTCGCAGTGAATCAGATGTAGCGGCTCGTAATAAAATATTTGGTGTTGAATCTAGAAAACAAGGTGTTGCAACAGATATATTTACCGCTCAACAAAAAAAGCTTGATAAAGATATTGTATCTAGTATAGGGGTTCAAGTAGCAGAAACTGAAGAACCTGTAGGAGCATTAAGGAAGTATTTTTATACTACTTTTGATAATAATAGTTTTAAAGATAGTCCTGAAGCTAAAGATATGTTAATTAGGTTAAAACAAGGACCATCACAAGGTTTTTCCAAAAAAGAAGATTTTGGTACTATTGTTAATTTGGTAAATGGTCAAAATTCTAAAGACCCTTTGATTGCAAAAGGTTGGAATACTAAATTTTTAAACACTATTCAACAAGCTGAACCTGAATGGAATGGTATTAAAATTAGTGATGATGCTTCTGAATTATTAAAAGAGGCTGTTGATAAATTTACACAACGAGTTTCAGGAACTCCTTTGTATTCAACTTTAAAAGAAATAGAAAGTAATGGATATATAGCAAAAGCTAGGGATAGTATTCCTGTTATTATAAATCAAGGTTTTTCAGGAGAGGCAACAGATAAGGCAATAGCTAATATTGGAAAATCTCCAGCAGGTAAAAAAGATTTTCGTATTGCTTTAGCAAGTTATTTAAAAAACTTACCTGAAGAAGAAGCTTTATCTGAATTTAATAGATTATATGAAAAAATTGGAGCAACAAGGGCAATAGATTTAGGTGAGTTAGCTACATTAAAATCTCAAGTTGCTAGGTTCACATCAAAAACTAGATTAGGTAAAGCAAAAGATATATCTGCCACTGCCTTAAAATCATCAATTATTCGTGGTGTAATACCAGCAGAGCTTACAAGTAGGTTTTTAGATGAGGAAAATACAGCTTTAGCACCATTTAATATGTAAAATAGCTCTAAAACGCACATAAAGGGGTCTAGAAGCGATTATCATATAAAACTGATACCGTTACATAGACCCCTAGTTTTAAACAAGCCGTACAGCGTTAAAAATGACTTATTTATTCATCACATACATAGTTACTTCAAAACCAAAACGCATTTCTGTTGCAGCAGGTGTTTTCCACATAATATTCTCCTTGGTTATATAGCATAAACTTATACTATACTACTATTATATCATAAGACAGGTTT